CAAGGATGTTGTCGGAAACAAAAGCATAATTTACCGCCGTAGGCGCATTCGTGACCAGCGTTGGCGCAGTTGCCGTGTCACCATCCCATTGATAAACGCTTGTCTGATTACCCGGCGTTGTGATAATATCCTCGCCAAAACGATCCATGAACCAGATACGCGGCAATCCTATCGTGGAAAACGTTTTAGGAACGCCATATAATCCAGAACCGTATAAACCACCGCCGTAGCCAACACCGAAACTCTCGTCGGCATTACCGCCAGATATTTGCTTGGCATAGGCAGTACTTGCTCCACCGCCACCCGTAACATGCGATGTTGCGGTTCCTGCCGTCATTACATCGAAAGTATTTGTCGTTACATTGCGTACAGGAAATTCAAGATTGATGTCCGTGTCAAGAATACCGCCAGTCGTCGTTGCCCCCGTAATGCCAACACGGTCGCCATTGGCTTGACCGTGAGCAGGCGCAGCAAATGTTATCAAACCCGTTTTACGCACCACGGAAGCGCCGCCGCCAGAACCGGAAGACGATGCCGTTCCAGAAACAGAAATATTGACGATATTTGTTCCGATGCTGCGAATAATATGCGCGGTGTTAATCAGCGTGTTGCTGATGCCATTTGTGGTCGAAGCGCCGCTAAGTGTGTAGGTATCGCCTGCTTGGTATTTTGCCGCATTCGTATCGGCAATCGCCAAATCGCCTGTATTGATCGTAGTCGTGATGGGATTGCTAGCCAGCGTTGCAAAATCTGTGCTGATGCTGTTGGCAATAGTCGTAGTCGAGTTATCCAATGGAGTAATATTCGTCAGTACATTGCCATATACGGCATACAAATCGGTATTCGTTCCGATGACTGTCGCTGCCAATGTATCCAGAAAAGCGCTATAGAGCGAACGAGCCGCACCCATAATCGTAGCGCCAAACTGGAAAGCAACGCTCATCCATCCACCGATTTTCTGTGGGCTTCCGCGCCAGAAACGGATTTTATCCGCCGCCGTATAATGAGGCGTATTCAGGCGCGTGCGATCTTGTGGAGGCTGCACGCCAATCGTTGTATTAACTGGCTGAAGAATGGAAACAAGAGTAGCCATCTATGCAGTCCTTAGGAAAAGACCAGCCATTGAACTAGGCGTGGTTTGCAAAGCTTTCCATGTGCCCGTAATAACATCACCACTATTAGACATATTTCCGGTAGACGGAGTAATGTATTGGACAGTTAAATTAGAGGCAGATGTTGTTGAATTGGCATTAATTTGAGACGTGTTATTTATGGCTAATATAATCGACCCAACGCCCAAAGCCGTGCTACCGCCTGTTGATGCCCACGTCCCATCGCCACGCCAGAAGGTAGAACTCGAAGCTCCGGAGCCGCTCGCAAGATTATTCACGGAAAGATTTCCGGTTACGCCTGTAGATAGAGGCAATCCTGTACAATTCGTAAGCACGCCTGCCGATGGCGTTCCAATGTTGGGAGTCACCAGAGTTGGGCTATTCAATGGAGCATAAGTCGCTGCCGCCGCTGCAATAGTCAGGTAAGCCGAAAGATTGGCATTCGTTGCCAGAACTTTCCAGTTTGAGCCGTCCGATACGATAATAACTACATCGTATTGGCCGCTAACAATATAAGTCAAAGAGCCGTCGATTGTCTCAGAGCCATTCCCGTCAACAGTAACCGTATGGGCTGTGCTGTCGGTTTTTTTAAAAGCCACCATGAATCCGGCACCAGCCGAAGCAGCAGCAGGAAGAGAAGCCGTAATCCCGGCGGAGGTGGCATCACATAGAAAAATCTTTCTGGCATCGCCTGTGCTACTGGAACCGGAAGTCGGGGCAGTTACAGAAAAATCAGTTATTTGAGAGGATGGCGTAAAATTGAAGGTCTTCAGAAGAAGACTATCCAGTTCATCCATATCGGAATTAAGTTCACCACCCCAAGCATCCTGATCGACGGGATCATTAACGCCGGGCTTGACGAGCCCATAATGAGTTGTGGTAGTACTCATTCTGCAGCCTCCACTAATCTAGGCTTTTGCGTAAATCCAAACGCACGGTCACCCACATGGCCGATCAATTGCGAAGCATCATGGTCGCAATAGATTTTCACACCATGCTCGCGTACTTTCTTGCAGAAGAAGAAATCCTCGCCAATGAAATCCTGACGCTCCGGATTCCATTTCTGCTCGAAGAATGGAGGGTTAATGCCGTCAAGGCAGGCCATTTTAATCAAGATCACACCGAAGCCAACCCAACCAACCTCTTCCAGACCTTCGTGACCTTCACTGGTAAGTAACTGACCATCCAAGTCATGAATCAGCGCACGGTTCGTAACCTTGCTGACGTAGTTGCAGGCAACAATATCCTTATCATGGGAGAGGAGGCGGTTAGCAATGTCCTTCGGAAAAACCATATCGTCATCAAGGCACAGCATGTGCGTGGCTTCAATGCTGCGCGCCCAGCCAATAGCCAGTTGACGCGCACGCGGCAGGATCGATGCGCCGAGCATAATATTGATATCGAAATCGACGCTAGCCTTAGTGAGATGTCGAACCATCCCAACCAGAGAATTGCCGAAACGCGCCTTCCAATCGCGGCAACTTGGAATACAAATCGCTAGCTTAAGATTCTCCATCGACTGTTTTCTCCGGGATTTCTAGATATGCAATAGATTGTTCGTTAGCTTGGATCGCACCCATGATGGCGTTGTAATCTGCGATAACTTGTTCCGCCTGTTTTTTGAGGCTTTCAATCTGTTGGGTGAGATATTCCTTGGTGATTTGCATTAGCTTGCAGTCGTCACGGACACCCAATTAGTGGTGCCGTTATTGATATACAAACGCGTCGAACTCGACGAACCGCCAGTATTGATGCAAAGATCGCCTTTGGTTGCCGAGAAGGCAGGCGTATCGCTCGTAATCCAGATGGCATTACCGCCAGAGAACAAGCTTACCGGAGCACCTGCCGCTACTGCGCCAGCCGATGCAGGAACAGCCGTGCCAGATTTTGCGGTTACGTTACCAGTTACACTAAGAGAAACACCCGTGGCTGCGCGGCCAAGGACGATATTTCCCGTAGCCGTGCCATTGATTGTGACCGTGCCAGAACCCTTGGCATTGATCGTCAAATTCTCATCCGTGCCACTCGAAATAGCAGCAAGAGCAACGCCGCTCGCGGCGGCGGCGCCAACAATCGTCAAACCAGTCGCAACCGAAGCAGTATTGGCATTGACCTTAAGAACCGGATTGGTAGTACCGTTTGCACCTACCGCAAGGGCATTCGCGCTGGTCGAGGTGATTGTGGTTGCACCAAGGCCTGTAATCGTCGGAGTAAACGTGCCAAGAACCGTAAGATTCTGCACCGTCCATGAGCGTGCTCTCATATAACCTAGGGTAACGTCACCGGACATTCTGCTCTCCGTTAGTAAATCGAACTCGTGAGAGTCGATGTTAGTGTTAACTTTCCTGCGCTATTCGCCTTGTCATTCATCACACACAACTGCCTGTATTCGTCCTTGGCTGCTGTCCGGTAATACTCACTTGACGCCGAATCCTGACGTAGTTCCATCGACAAATCCGCTAACGACCACAAGCAAATCAAACGGTACGCATGGTCCGTAAAATCATTTGTATCGCCATCATCTTCTAGGTCTTCATAATCCTTCAAGTAATGACGCAGAACCGTGTAATTTTGATCCGGCACTGGATAGCATTGATATTCCAGATCAGCATTCCTTGCGTACCACCGTGGCAATCCATAACCATTCGTAAGGTAAATCGCATCAAACGTCTGCATATCCACCTTGGTAATCGGCCACCGAATACCACCATACTCAATTACAAAACCACCGTCTTTAATCGAAGGCACCAAGAAATCAGTCGGATACGGAAAGTCAGGATTTTGTGCGGTTAAAGTAGCCGTGTCCGCTACTTCGTTGAACCATAACCTGCGAAATTTCCAATAGCGTATCGCGTTATTAATCTCCTGTTTGACATCATCCGCAGAGACAGCCGTATTCGATGGGTCGATTAACCGCTTCGAAATATACGACACCATCTCTGCAAATGTTGCCATCCTTAAGCAATCAACACCGGCTGATCATAGGTAAACGGGATGTTGAAAGTGAGCGAACCAGTCGTCGTGGTCGCCGCATTTACTTGCACCGTCACCCAACCATTACCCGTGCTCACAAACGTCATCCAGTCGATTTCATCAGGTGCGACAAAGCCCGATGCCTGCGGAGCCGTCGAAGCACTGGTGATCAAATCAAGATCGTCCGTACCTTCAGTCGTATTCTGGTAAGCCACGCCAAAGTCAATCGTGACATTCGTGCTCGAATCAAGATCGGCGGTATAGAGATTATAACCGCCTAAACCTGAAAAGCTCATACCGGCATTGAAAGGAAACAAGCCAATAATGGTATCAGTAGCGGTTGAAGCCGGGATACTTACACTACCTTGAACGCGGCGAACCGAACCGTCACGTTCAACTTTCGTTTTCAGAAAATCGGTGTAATCACCTGCAAAACCAGTAGGAACAATCGTAGGAAGAGCCATGTTTTTACTCCTTAAGCGTTAGCGGCAGCGTAGGTGGAAATCACAAACACGCCGATATCGGACGAGTTCGAGGCCACGGTTTTCTTAAGGCCGTAAATCATGCGGCCTTCCATGCCCTTGTAGTACTCGTAGTCTTTCAACTGCGTGAAGTACTTCAGCGGCACATCCTTATCCGAAGGACGACCACCAAACGGGCTGGCAAAGCTCAAAGCGTCCTTGCCGACCAGAACCGCACGCCGTACGGTCGTGATAACAGCGGAAGTGGAGCTGTTTACGCCATAGGCTACGCGCGGGGCCGAATAGATGTTGACGCGGCCATACTGACCAAGACACGGCATGGTTTCGTAAATATCGCCGTCGATCTGCGAAGGATCGCCGCCAGTCGTACGCGCCAAAGCCATGTTAAACCACTGGATTTTACCCGTGGTATCCTGCTTGAGGTTGGTAAGCTGTTCTGGCGAGACGAACAAATCGAACGTCATATCCGCCAGCATCTCGATAGGCTGGTTGCTGGTATCGATTTTTTCCAACGCGAAATCGATCAAGTCCATCGTGAACGTGTTGCTGGACGTAAGTGATTCGTCATTCGCCGCACCACCTGCACGGATAATGCGATCCGTCGAAGGTGCAACCGGGGTATTAAGGCCAGTCACGAATTGACGGTTGTTGCCGCTCCAAGTCGTGCCATTCAGCGTAAAGCTGGTGGGATACGCGCCTGCAAGTTGGTAGAATACCGAGGTATCCAGAAGCTCTTTATGGCGATTAGTGATCACCACGCGAGCACGCTGAGGGAAATCGACAAGCGTGCGCTGTTGTTCGATGGTATCGTCATTGGGGTTAAGGACGCCGATACGAACTACGTTCATCGACATGCTGAAGTAGCCGAGATTCAAGGCTTCTTCGTTGCCATCGAGGGTGCCACCTTCGCCTACCGGGATGCCAGTCAGCTTGTTGGTATAATCATAAGTGATCGTGTCACCACGGGCGCGAGCGCCAAGGAAATCTTCGACGAAGAATACGCTGCCGCGCGAGAACATGTGGCCATACGCAACGCGCTGGCCCATGTTGATCCAATCCTGCGTCTGCCATAAATGGACTGTTAGCGCATTTGCGCTCGTCATGGTCGTAGATGCCATCTTAATAATCCTTTTGAAGTTGGAACGATTTGTTCGACAACCGCAATACTCAGGATTATCAAGGCTCTGGTGACCCTGCGTTTTTACTAGCGCGACCTAGGGTGCGAGTAGGGCTTTTACGAAACCTAACGCCGAATTTTAAACTTTCGGAAGTCTCGCTTTTAAGGCTCGGCAGCCACTACCAATATAAATTGGCGATATTAAACGCATAACATACACATAAACTTTCTGTCAAGCCTTATTTGATGTTAGGCCGAGCAAAATCACCAAAATGGATTTTACAGGCATCATCGTAAGCCCTTACAGCATCCATTTCATTTTTGAATGATTTTCGGAACACGTGCTTCCCGTTGATTCTAACTTGCGCCGTCCAAACCTTGTCGCGCTTACAATACGTCACCCCCTTGTATTTTGAATAAGCCGCTCTTTTCTTGATAGTGTTTCGGCAATTTTCTTGGTTATTACATTTTCTAAGATTTTCTTTTCGATTATCTAGACGATTGCCATTGATATGATCTGTAAAAACACCCTTTGGCACCTTTAAAATGACACGATGCATTTTTTCGGCACCGTATTTTGGCTTGTTAGTTTCTGGAGAACCTAAATAAACAGTTCTTTCAGCATATCCTTTAGTGCTTAATTTCCATTTATATTGATTTAAAAAATCAAAATCCTCGTCGTCCACAATAGCGAACGTGCCCTTAGTCAATGGAATTTGTTTCATGAAACTCTCCAACAAAGATGCGAAGCTGGTCTTTCCGCTGTGTTGGGCAGCGTCAAGCTTACGGGGTATGCCTACCCGCCAGCATCACTAGAATAGCAAAACTACTTACCGCGTCCAATCTTTTTAATCATCGGCTTGTTGCTTTTTCCAGCCTTGGACATGGCAATAGCAACTGCTTGCTTCTGAGGTTTTCC